CGCAGAAGTGGATCCCGCATTTATATCGCAGGCGCTGCGCTGAAGCAAGCGCGACAGGCGTTCGACCATATTCTTTTCAACCTCGAGCAAATGGGAGAGCTGCGAGAATTTCGCGTGTTGGACAACAACGCCGAGCATTCGATATCGAGAACGTTCTATGATCGCGGTCGGGTTACCGGCTCGCTTCGCATCGAAGCGCTGGCGGCCAACCCCGACAAGCAAGATTCGCTCGTGTCGAACATCCAAATATGCGACGAGCTGCACGCGTACAAGAGCGCGAAACAGTATAACGTCATCAAAGAATCCGGGAAAGCATATAACAATCGCCTTTGCATTGGAATAACGACGGCGGGTGACAACCCGACCGGATTCTGCTATCAGCGGCTACAATACTGTCGCCGGGTGCTGAACCGGACGTGCCCGGACGAGCAGCTGTTCATTTTTATCTGCAAAGCGGATGAGGACGGTAAGGGTGATGTTGATTTTATAAACGCTGTTGAGCACGAGAAAGCAAACCCAAATTATGGTGTGTCCATCCGTCCGTCCGAGATCATGGACGACGCGATACAGGCGCAGAACGATCCGCAGCAGCGAAAAGACTTCTTAGCCAAGCGTCTGAACATATTCACCTCGGCCATGAAGGCATATTTCGATGTTGAAGAGTTCCGGCTCAGCGATGCGCAGTACGACTGGACGATCGAGCAACTCGCGAAGTTTCCGGTCAAATGGTATGGAGGCGCCGACCTGTCTCGACTGCACGATCTGACTACAGCTGCGTTGTATGGGACGTATGGCGAGGTGGACATTATAATTCCGCACTGCTGGTTTCCAATCACCGCAGCGTTCCGAAAGGCGGATGAGGACAATATTCCGCTCTTCGGGTGGAAGGACGACGGCTGGCTCACCATGAGCAATGCGCCCACGGTCAACCATGCGGAGGTCGTAAACTGGTTCAAGCAGATGCGAAGCAAAGGGTTTGCTATCGCCGAGATCGGTCACGACCGTAAGTTCTGCCGCGAGTATTTCATCGGGATGCGAGCGGCCGGATTTAAAATCACTGACCAGCCGCAATACTTCTACAAAAAGTCAGAGGGGTTCCGGCACATCGAAGTCAAGGCGAAAAATGGTCTGCTCTATTATTGCCACGCCGAGCCGTTTGAGTATAGCGTGCAAAACGTACACGCAATCGAAAAGACGGACGACATGATTCAGTATGAAAAAATCGAGCCGGAACAACGCATCGATGTGTTCGATGCGTCTGTATTTGCCTGCGTCCGCATGCTGGAATCACTCGAGCGCAGCCGACAGGCCACAAAATGGTTGGAGGGTTAAATAAATGTCCAAGAAAAAAGTGCAAAAAGTACGCGCGCCCACGCAGGAGCGGTCGGTTAGCGGGTTGACGTGGTTATGCGGTCCCGACACTTACAGTTCGATAGTCGGGTACACCCGTCTGTCGGACAACCCGGAGGTCCAGACCGCTATTCAGCGCATCGCCGATCTGGTCAGCTCCATGACGTTGCACCTCAAAGAAAACGCAAAGGACGGCGACAAGCGGATCAAGAACGAGCTATCCCGGAAGGTCGATATAACGCCGTGCAAGTACACAACGCGAAAAGCATGGGTAGAAACGATCGTGCGCGACATGCTCCTCGGCGGGAACAGCGTGCACATTCCACACTACACCGGGAACAAGCTGGACGATATCGAGCCGATTCCACAGAGCAAATGTTCGATTCTTGATCTTGAATATGGTTATCGCATCCAGATACGGGGCCGATATTTTGAGCATGACGAGCTGCTGCATTTCGTGCACAACCCCGACCCAGAGCGTCCGTGGCACGGACGCGGGCATACGGTTTCGCTCCGCGGCGTTGCCACGCAGCTAGCGCGTGCCCGAGGGACGGCGGCTGCGCTGATGGAAAGCCCGGCTCCGTCGATCATCGTTAAGGTAGATGGCCTAACGGAAGAGTTCGCTTCTCCGGAAGGCCGCAAGAAACTGTCGGAACAATATCTTGACAGCTCCGAACGCGGGAGGCCGTGGTTCATCCCGGCAGAAGCGTTCGCCATTGAGAAAGTGGCTCCGCTGAACCTCAACGATCTCGCAATCATAGACAGCATCAATCTTGATAAGCGTGCGGTCGCATCCATAGTGGGCGTGCCGCCATTTTTAGTGGGCGTGGGAGACTTTGATCAGGAAGAGTACAACGCTTTTATTCGATTCATCGTGTTACCGATAGCGCGTGCGATTGAACAGGAGCTGACACAAAAACTGCTCATTTCCCCGAACTGGTATTTCCGGTTCAACCCTCGTTCGCTATACGCATATTCCTACGCTGAAATGGGTGAAGTGAACTGTAATCTGGTGGACCGAGCCATCATAGACAGAAACGAAGCCCGCGATTCGTTGGGGTATGATCCCCGGGATGGTTTATCAGAGCTCGCCGTGCTGGAAAACTATATCCCATATACAAAGATAGGCGAACAGAAAAAGCTGGAGCAATCCAGCAAGAAAGGAGACGGCGAATGAACGGTGAAAACGTCATCCGTGTCCCCGATCGGCAATACCGCAGCTTTAACGCGACTCAGTTTCGCGCGGAAGAAGCGAACGGCAAACGAACGATCGAGGCTTACTTTGCCGTGTTTGGCGACACATACGAGTTCTGGCCGGGCGCGACAGAAAGTTTCGATGCGCATGCATTCGATGGCGCGATAAACGATGATGTCCGGTGCCTGGTGAATCATGACCCGTCAAAGGTGCTGGGCCGCACCAAGTCCGGAACGCTGACGCTGTCGATCGACAACTACGGTCTGAAAGGCATTGTAGAGATCAACGAAAACGACCAGGACGCGATGAACCTGTACGCACGAGTTCAGCGCGGCGACGTGTCCCAGTGCTCGGTCGGGTTTGATATCGTCCGCGAGGATTATGTCACAACTCCGGATGGAGCACAGCATTGGACGATTCTGGAGGTCAAGCTCTACGAAGGATCCATCGTCACGTTCCCCGCATACGAGAAGACGGAGGCCGTCGCTCGACAACGTCAGGCGCAGTCGTTTGATCTCTGGAAAAAACGCATGAAAGAGAGGATGCAAAAGTGGCACTCAAGCAACTGATACTCAGGAAAAAACTCGAAGCAGCAAGAGCGGAGGCGGATAAACACCGCGCTGCACGGTCTGCGCTCGAACAGAGGCAGGCTGACCTGCTGATCCGCGAACGGGCTGCGGAAGCGGCTCTGAACGAGCTATCTCCGGAATCCACACAGGAAGAGCGCGATGCGGTTGATCAGGAGGCCGAAACCATCGAAGCTGAACAGACATCTGTCGAGCAAGACATCGCAGCGCACGACGCAGAGCAAACGCGTCTCGACGGCGTTGTATCTGGCATTGAAGCGGAAGTAGAGCAGCTGGATGAGCGGAGTGCGCCTCCGGCCAACGAAACAAAAACAACTCCGGCGCCCCAGGAGCAGAGGGGCAGAAGGGAATTTTTCATGAAAAACAGAACCAAGTTTTTCGACACGATCGAACAGCGCGACGCATTTTTCGCGCGCGAAGAGGTGAAGGGGTTCATCGATCAAGTGCGCGCCAGCCGCGGCGGCTCGCAAAATCGCGCGGTATCCGGCGCGACGCTCACCATCCCGGATACGATGCTCGCGATTATGCGCGACAACATGACGCTCTATTCAAAGCTCATCAAGTATGTTTCGGTGAAGCCCATTCGCGGCGAATCCCGGCAGCCTATCATGGGCGCGGTCCCCGAAGCTGTCTGGATGGAAGTGACCGGCGCGCTCAACGAGCTGGATATGAGCGTCGGCCTCATCACGATGGATGCATACCTGCTCGGCGGATTCATCCCGATCGCGAATCCGTATCTTGAGGACAGCGACCTCAATCTGGGCATGGAGATCATGGATCAGCTCGGAAAGGCGATCGGAAAGGCCCTTGACCGCGCGATCGTGTACGGAACCGGCACCAACATGATGACCGGCTTCGTCACGAGACTGGCTCAGTCCTCGCAGCCGAGCTCGTGGGACGCAAATGCGCCGGCGTGGACGGATTTGAGCTCGTCCAACATTAAGAAGCTGAACATCGCGAGCACTTCCGGCGCGACGTTCTTCGCGGCGCTCGCTGCGGTGCTCGGCATCCCGAAACCGGAGTATTCCGACGGGCAGGCCGTCTGGATCATGAATCGCAAAACGCATATGGACATCAAGGCCAAGCTCGCGGCATTCGACGCGGCAGGCGCGCTTGTCGCCGGTCTCGGAAATCAGATGCCCATCATCGGCGGCGATATAGTAGAACTGGAAACCATCGGCGACTATGAAATCGCGGGCGGGTTCTTGTCTCTCTTCATCGTCGGCGAGCGCTCCGGCGCGGTG